ATTTAAATAAAATATATAACTTTACCGGGCGTACTCCGTTCGGCCATAAATTATCAAAAGAATATTTAGAATATATGCGTGATGTTCAGTGTGAATGTGTGCTTAATCGAAAAACGTATCCAAAAACAAAAGAAACAGAAAATTTTTATTTCCAACAATTTATAAAAGAAAAAATTCCCACGTTAAAAATTCCTGACGACGTGTGGCGACAAGCCGAATTAGAATTAAAAAAGAGTTACATGGAGGCCCATAAATTTTGGGAACCAAAGAAAACTAGCATTAATAAAAAACTTTTATGGTTGGCATCAAAACTAACCTATTTGCATAATGGAAGAGTCTGTAAAGATGCAGGCGAAATGACCTTTGAAGAAATATTTAATTCTTGGGATTCTGCAGCTTCTCCGGGTTATTATTTTAATATGAAATACCAGAGAACAGACGAATTTATTGAAAAAGAAAATGCATATCAAGTTATTAGTGAGTATTGGGAAAAATTATTGAAAACTCCAGAACCAGATTTATATTCAAATGCTTTAAAAGCAGAATTGCGAAAAGTCGGAAAGAACCCACGTACGTTTATGGGAAGTGCGCGACGGATGCTCGCAGCCAAACAAAAATTATTTTTGGGGCAGAATAAAAGGATCACGAAAAATCATTGGGATTTATGGATTCGTGTTGGCCTCTCAAATTTTCACGGAGGATGGAATGCATTATATGAACAATTTAAGAATCATGTAGGCACAAAAGCATTATTTTGGGATAGTGATGTTAGTGGTTGGGATAGATCGGTACCGAAAGAGTTATTAGATGAAGTTCTAAAAATACGATTACAATGGTTACCACTATCAATGGCTACTGACGAAAATAAAAAACGAGCTCAAGTATTATATAATGCAGCAACTGAAGGTTTTGTGCTTATGGAAATGGGTGAAGTATTACAAAAGAAAAGAGGAGTTGCATCGGGAGATGCACTCACTATATTTGATAATTCAATCGCACATGAAATTGTAGCGATTTATGCCTTACTCAGTATGATTCCAGAAAATATATTAGATAATATGACAATTCCTGAAATATATCACCTTATATTTGATTCAAATATTATGGCTTTTATGGGTGATGATAACTTAGGTGGAGTAAACTTGGATAAATTTCCATGGTTTGATCTGCAGAAACTTAAGCAAGCATATGCAGATTTTGGGTTTGAAATGAAACAACTCAATTCATCAAAAAAGTTAGAGGACTTGCAATTCCTTTCACGTGGATTTAAAAAAGTGAATAATGTTTGGTGTGCTGTACCTGATTATATTAAGACATTATGTCAAGTGGTGTACGGTGGCACTTCAAATTATCCAAATGATGTATTAGAAAGAACAATAGCCCTCGAAAGAGAGGCATGGCCAAATAATGAATTATGGCAAATATTACATCAATTTAATGCATGGATGTTCGATACAATGCAATTACAACTTAAAATAAAAACAGAAAAACACGTTTCGTATGATATATTGAAAACAGAATGGCTAAGCGAACGTGAGTTGCGTGAATTACACTGTGGTTTTTAACCGATGGCCTTAATCTATATATCGGTTTAAATTAACTTATAAGTGCGGGTTTGGCTTCTGGAAGTCAATCTCTGTTTCAAACAGCGGACTATCTCCAAAAGAAATCTCGATCCTTTAAAAAGAAGGTACGCAAAGATATTGAATACCTTGCGTTAGAAGAGTATAATAAAAAACTTGGACAATATACAAAAGGTGTCCGAGGGAGATTATTTGAAAAGCTCATTAAAAAAGGGCTTAAACCGAAAGATCCGACGTTATATACAATCGCAACTGAACCCGAGTTTCTCGAGTTCTTTCAAAGAGTGTTACAACAACAACAATTGCACGAACAATTATACGAAAAAGAAGATAAAAAAGATTAAAAATGGCTCCAAAAGCAAAGAAAATTTACAAAGGAATCAAAAAACAGGAAAAGAAAATTGCCAAAAAAGAAGTAAAGAAAGCAAAAACAATGATCAAAAAGAATAAAAAATGGACAGTGGCAGCATCAGCATTTGGATATCATGCCGGATATAATAATAAGGCCGGCTGGATTGGAGGCAAAGGGGGAATAAAATACGAACCCGAAAAATTGCAAACCGGTGTTAAGTTAAAGGAAGCACCGGCCCGATCCACAAGTATGTTTTCACCATTTTATAAAAGGTTGGGGACAGGTAAAGATGGTATGTTAGTAACTGGACTGCAAAAACTGTGTTATCTTGGATATGATGATACGAAAACAGATGCAAATAAACAATGGGCATTTTTGGATTTAGTAAATTCTGCACGAATGAATAAAATACAGGTAAATCCTGATGCATTTGGCGGAACTATAACACAAGATGCTCAGCATTATGAATTTTTTATGTTCAAAAGTTTGCAAATCATATTTGTTATACCAACGACAAGCTATGCACTTAGTGTATTGTCGGGAGCTACAACAGTTTCACCGGCAACATTAGATAATGTAAATTTAGCAGTTGGATATTATAGCGATTCTGAAATCGCGAACATTGAAACAGTGGATTATAATGCATTGCAATCATCAAACAATATGTTCGAACATCAATTGATCTCACCGTGGGGTGCCTTTGATTGGACACCGAAACAAATAAAAATGCAGCAAATAAAGTGGAAAAACACTGAATTGCAAACATCGGGAGTGAGTGAAGATCGAATGTGTTGTCA